GTTGCGGATACTGGGAAAGTTGTGTTATACCGTTAGCAATGCCCTCAAGAATCTTTGGAGTTTTTACTAAAATGGTATCCCCGGATCTAACTTTAAAATATATGTTAGAATCACCATCGGGCATGAGGATATTTTTAAAATTCTTATCCCATGTTCCTTGGTGAAGGGTATCCAATAAGTAAGCTCTCTTTTGAGACTTAAGGTATTCCTCACTTATAACACCCCACACATGTGTGTGAGGTAAGCTTTCCGGAAGTGACCATATGGGCAGAGTTGGGCTGAGTTCTTTTAGACTTGTCAAATACATGGTTATCTGTTCGGCATATAAGCCTAGAGGTTCCCTAGTACCAGACTTTGTGTCTAAAAGAGACTCAAAGGATTCTACGAATAGCATCATGATAGAGTTTAAGAGAATATTTGTCAGAATTTCTTCTGCGTTATCCCTTGAACTGATTATCTTTGAGACTATAGGTGAGATTGTTTCCACAAAAGGAATTAATTCCAGTGCAGACATTCTACCTTGTAGGATGGATATTACAATCCACAAATTTTCAAGACGTTGGAGGAGTACCTTACGGTATTTTCTCCTATATCCAAGTCTTGAGAATAGTCCTTCCCAACTCGAAACCCCGTCGTTTGGTGAAAACCAACCTTTATCAGTCGCATTACTATGAACGGTAACTAGTCCAACCGGACCAGTTTTCAATTCCGCTAGTAGTGCAGCAACTGGGAAAGGAGTCACGTCAATTCCATTCCAATAGATTCGCTTTGCGAATTCAAAGAAATGGGGTGAAACGTGTGTTTTCTCCTTTGACCAATGGACTCCCATCCGTCTAATTAGTCTACAATACTCTAATGCAACTCGTTGATTTCCTATTACTAGGTCATCTCCAAGTAAAGCATATTGTAATGTTTTCCAATTAACACGGGTGTTGCGGCAAGCTTTCCACACAATTGCGTGGTGTGCTAATGCTGTAGAGTTCCACGACGAATAGGCACCCATTGGATTTCCAACCGAATATCGTAATTCACCGATATTTGATTGTAGAGGTCTAGTCATAATTGTAAGCCAAGCATCAGCGCGTTTTGCACCAATGCGAGACTTTATCAATTTATGATTTAACTTCACTGGGAATCTATCAGTAAAGGCCGTAAGGTCAATACTATAATAGATATCACAGTTTCCAACTAGTGTTCTAAACTTCGTTTGGTCAAAAGTGCAATCTTGCGGGATCTTATTAAGTGCCTCAAACAGATAAAAATGTAGAGGTCTTAATGAAGTCTGAGAGAAGTAGTCGAAAATAGCTACCTCC